CTAAGCGATGCTGTCTAGCAAGTCATGCCCAGACCAAGTCAACTGGATTGTCCCATGATCAGGCAGCAGATACCCATCATTGACTAGAAGTTTGAAATTGTAAAAATAATCATCAGCACTAACCCCTAGCAGCTGGGTCACTATGCCCTCCAAGTGGAGCCTGTCGACACCTTCCGAAGATGCTTCATTTTGCACGGCGAGGAGAATTTGTCTTGCCGCATCAATATTGCGCTTCATCAGTTCATCCTTGCGTTTGAGTGAGGGCTCGCAGCATATCCTCCAACTCACCCACAAAAAAGCCCAGTGCTATGACTGGGCTTTTAGTGTCAATCCCTAACGCGCAAGATCGACAGGATGGGTAAATATTCTCTCACTTTCTCATTCATTGCAATGGCTATTTGCTACGCCGCTCGACTTTCGATCAAGCCCTCTGCATCGAGCAGCTCTTGGGCCGCGGTGAGCGCCTCGTTCACCTGGTCATCCAACGCTTTGCGGATTGTCGATCTCCACCGGTACCGGGTCGACTCGGGCTTACCGTCATTGTCCCAGTTGGTGATGTCGTACCAGGCGGCAGGCAGCACCGCGGCGGAACGTTTGCCCTCAACACCGGCAACCTGCGGAATGGCCCAGGTCAGCACCGCACACTCGCGGAACCGTTTCGGCGCCGGCGACCTCACCGAATTCAGCAGCTCCAGTATCGCGCCGTGCTTGCGCTCCTCGTGGGTGGAGTACTTCGCTACCAGGGCGCGCCAGTGCGCCGGGCTAAGCGCCTTGTGCAGCCGACCAAACACCCAGCAGTCCTGGAGAAACGCCGCCTCCTTGCCGACGATCTCCCCCTTCTGCTTGGCACACTGCACCTTTGGCTCAAAGTCGCAGCCGCCGGCGGAACTGATGGTCTCGGCCGCGAGGGCTCGAACTACTGCTGAAACAACGTTGCGATAGGTCATGCTGCTGCCCTCTTCAGTTCCCTGGTTTTTGCCCGGTAGTCGGCCTTGATGGCCTTGATTTCATCCACGGTGTACTTGCGCACGCCTTGGTCGGATTCCAGGGCGTCGACGGTCTCCTGGCCGATGCGCGCGATCAGGCCGATCCGGTAATCCACGGCATTCCCGGACAGGAACCGGTTGTCCTGCTTGCTCTGGGCGTGGCAGTTGCGCTCATCGAAGCGCAGGTGCGGAGCGGAGCCGACGCTGCGGTAGTGGCCGGCATCGACTGCGTTACCGCTCCAGTCCAATGGCTTGCCGCTGGAGATGCACGGATGGCCGGCGGCCTGATCTCTTGCACGGATGTACGCATTGAATGCCTGCTGTGCCTCGCGCATATGGTCGCCGCGAGACTTCAGCTTCTCCTTGCGGACCTTGATCTCGGCGCGCTCGATCTGATCCAGGGCCTTGCGGGCCTTCGGCGCGTGGCGTGGACCGTCGATCAGGGCGCATGCGTGGCTGCACACGGTCTGGCCCAGGCGCGCAGGAATGAATGAGGCACGGCACGTAGCGACGCGGCATTTCTTCGGCTTGGGCGGCTTTCGCTCAATCGTCATACCGCAACCCCCAGCACATGCTCGGCAAGCAGCACCCAGGCAACCGGCGGAATCACCGCCGCCAAAGTCATCCAGAAGCCTTTGGCGAGCGCCATACCGCAAACCCAGGCCGTGCCACTGACAAGAACAACAATCGCTTCTCCGGTTTTCATCAATAGCGCCCTCCCCAGTTGTCTTTCTGTGTCCAGCGCACCTGGTGCTCGGCGCCGAAACAATGAACCCACTCGATCAACTCGGCGCACTGCTTTACGGTGAGCTTGCTGGTGCGCTCGTAGATGACATCGAAGCCGTTGCCGTCCACTGCCGGGATCATCTGCGGCTGGTCGCCCGACTCGCGCAGCCAAGCGGCAGTCAGCAGGCGCTTCCAGATCAGGATGTCCCACTTCTTCCCGGCGTGTTCCACCTGGGCGGCGATATCGGCCAGCGCCGCGTGCAGGGCCTTGTTCTGCTCCCCGCTGCGGTCCACTTCGGTGATGGCGAGCTTCTTGGGCTTGGCCAGGTCCAGGCCAGCGATGTAGCCCATGGCCTTATTACGGTCTGATTCGTTCCGGATCTGGAGGCTGGCCACGTCAGAAACCCTCCTTGCCGCGCTGCGATTCCCACTCAAACGCCACGCCAATGCAGCCGTTCTCGCGGATACGGTCGACACAGCGCACGCCTAGGGCGTCGTTCAGCTCGGCAGGCGAGAGGTTGCTGACGATGATCATCGGGCGCCCCTGCTCATACCGGCCGTTGATGATGCTGAACAGGGTGGCCAGCTCGAACTCGCTCTGCTTGGTGGCACCCACTTCGTCCAGCACCAGCAGGTCAGCACCAATCAGCTCGCGCATGATGTGGGCCTCGGTTTCGCCAGACTTGTCGCTGAAGGTCGCCTTGATATCGCCGATAACGGAGCCGACAGTGCGGTAGATCGCCTTGACCATGTGCTCGTTGATCAGTGCGCTCGCTGCGGATGTGGCCAGGTGCGTCTTGCCGGTACCGACCTTGCCAAGGAGCAACATGCAGCGCCCTTCCCGCTTGTGTTTCGAGAAATTGTCGACGTACTCCATGCAGGCATCCAGAGCGACTTGCTGGGCTGGAAAAGACACCACAAAGCTGGCGAAGGACTTGTCAGCGAAGCGCTTGGGGATCTTGGCGGCGTCGTGCTGCAGCGTCCGGAACTGAAAGCGCTTGCGCTCAAGCTCTTCCATGTCGCGCTTGTCACTGGCGCAGATCGGGCAACCAGAAACACCACCAGCCTTGAGCATGACCGCCGAGTATTCGCCGTGGATGTCACAACGCGCCGGCTGGCGCCCAATGACGCCGAACTTGCGGTCCAGGTGCGGGCCGAGGTCAGAGACGGAATGTGCCATTGGCATTCTCCGTCGTGCCCGCTTTGTAATCGCGGGTATCGGTCAGGGTGTGCCTTGCAATGGCTTGGGGTTTCGGGAATGGGCGGATATTGCTCGCCCGGTTCTTGTCGTCCTTCACCCACTTCACCAGCAGCGATACCCACTTGGATTGGGTTTGCAGCAGACCGGTTGTTTCATGGTGCGCGGTGAAAGGGGCCACGGCGTCCTTGGTGAACAGCTCAGTCGAGACGCCGAAGTGGAGGCAGTACGTCTTCAGCAGATTGGCGTCAGGCATCCAGTCCAGCGTCATCTCGACAGGGGCCTTTGGGTCGACGGGTTCCTGGGAGGGTTCTGGATCGGCTTGAACCAGGGCGAAATTTGCACGGGTTGGATCTGACTCAACTACCGAGGATTCCTCGGGGGTTGCCTGAGGCTCGACTTGCGGAATTTCCTCACCCGCGTTGAGAGAGTGGTGTTGATCTTGATTCGGAGAATCAGTAAATCCGGAATCAGAAATCAGGATTCCACAATCAGGAATCAGGGCGTTATCGAACGGTGGGTTAACGGGCTCTAACGGTTCTTTAACGTTAAAAGACTGTTCACCCACAAGAACCTTACGTTGAGAGCCTGCTACTACAACGTTCTTTTTCCGTTCGTAAACAGTGAGGTAACCGTTAATGTCCGGGAGGGTGCTGTCCTTTTCCGAGCCGTGCGGGCTCTGGTGCTTCTGGAAGTTCACGATCTCAATGACCGAGAACCCTGCCACCTGGTAGCGAGAAATGAACCCGGCGGCAGCAAGGCGTGCCAGGCCCTCTTCCACGTCGTAGTCATCGCACGGGAACAGTTCGATCTTGATTCGCTTCACGCGATCCTCAAGGCGCCCCTCCCGATCTGCCAGACACCACAGACCAATGAAGGCCAGGCGGTCAAATGCTGGAAGCTCGACCAGCAGCTCGTTGCTGAACAGGCCGGGCTTGATGTTACGTGCGCGGGCCATTATTGATTCACCTCTGCGGCGTAAGCGGCGATCAACGCCTGTGCAGTGCTGGTGATCTGCTCCAGTGCTTCGCCAGGGTTCGTAGATGCACAATAGAAAAGGTCAGCGATCCCCCCCTCATCAAGCGTGTTCACGGTGAGGGCGGCATAGTTGAAGAAGTTGGTCATGCCTGAGGCGCTGATCTCGAAGAGCCAGCCGCCGTACAGGTCATCGCGATAAAGACGATCCAATATTCGAGCGTGAGTCACCGAGGCAACCCACCGTGCCAGGTCATCCGCATCATTAGTGGCTGATGGCGGATTCAGCCCCGGGCGAGCAAACACCGCGTTCAGCATGGTTTCCACGCGCCGCGATTGAGCCTCTCGTGCTGCGGCAAGGTAATCCGCCGTGTCGCCCATGAAGCGAGTGCCGAAGAACTCGGATACGCCTTCAAAATCGACACCAGTGAACCATTCGCGCCCGTGAACGCTCGCTCCACGCTCAGAGCAATACGCGATCAATGCATTCTCGGCTGCGCCAGAATCGGCCAACACTCCAGAAATTACTGACCGGTCATGCGTTGCACCTCTCATTGATGAGGTGCCGATGTGGGAATTGATTCGTGACTGCGCGTCCCGGCCCCGGCCAACCTTAAGCCAGCCATCAGAGAACAAGACCGCGTAAACCTTTCCCTCGCGAAACCGCGCCACGTTTTCAGATTGCGGAAAACGTGGCGCGAGATTGGTGGCGCTATTGATATGTGGCGGGGTTTGCATATAATCGGCCTCACAAAGTGTTATCGAATTAGCCGACCTCGACCGTCGGCTTTTTTGTGCCTGGGTTTCTGGTCCGCTTAATTGATAATGCGAACCCGATGGGCACCGATTTCCGCGCATGCGCGGAAAATTAAGCGATAGATTTCAAATTTGGCCGGTGCGCCGCGAGCAGTTGCTCAGCCTTGCGCCCCAACTCCCCCGCCTTCGCTTCAACCTGGCGGCACTGCTTGGCGAACGCAGGCAAGTGCGGCAGGTCCTGCTCGCACATCACCTGGTCGTCAAACACCTCACTGCCGGTGTCGATCACGTCGCCCAGGGCACGGATCAACGCACCGAAGCTTTTGTTCGCACATTGGTCGCTGGTCATCTGACGGGCACCGGTCAGGCCGTGGCGGCTTGCTAGCTCGTTCAGGCAGTGATCGCGGTATTCAGGCTCAAGGGCGTTGACCCAAGACTCCTCCAGCCAGGACGGCATTTCCTGATCGCCCGACAGCCAGCGCTGTACGCGCTTGAGCCAACGGCCGGTCGCCTTCACAAAATCGGCCACGTCGTTCTGCGTGGTCAACAAGGTGAAGTCAGGCACCTCTTTGGCGATGGCCTTCTCTGGGCACGACAGATGCAGTTCGCGGCTCAGCGCCTGGGCAAAATCGTCCTGGCTCAAGCTGGTGCGTGCGATCTGGTTTGCAGCGTGGGCGACCAGCACCTGATCACGGGTTTGTACGGTGTGTCTGGAACTGGACGTTTGCATGGGGACTGCTCTCTTTTAATCTGGCTTCAATGGAACGGCGGAAAGGGATGTCAGGCGGCGCCGCGCAGGACTTTGTGCGCCAGGTCGAGAAGATCAGGGCGGAGACCTACGATGGTGATCTCGCCGCCAGATGCGTCTTGAAGGCGTTCCGCCAGCTCGGCCGAAGCCTTTCGGTGGCCACCTGCCAACTGCCAGAGGTGGCCTACCGTCGTCTTAGCAGCGGCAGCCACTGACTGGCGCCGTTCGTTTGAAGCGCTGGCGAGCCAGTCACGCAGATGGTCATTCATGGGATCTCTCCTTAAATATAGGAGAAATTTAGCTTATGGCTAATATATCAGCAAGGAATATTTAGCTATGAGCACATTTAGCATTGAGCTAAACGCTGGCATTCTTGCCCGCATGGATATTTATGCGATTCGTAAGCACAAACTGATCAGCCTTATAGGAACCCAGCGGAAAGGCGCGTGCGCCGAGCGCTGGGGGATGGCCCCTGCGCACCTGAGTCAGATTTTGTCGGACAAGACTGCGAAAAATTTGGGAGACGATGTCGCGCGGAGAATTGAGGCGATCGAAAAGCTGCCCAGAGGTTGGTTCGATTCCATATCGCCAGGCGAGTCGATGGAGTCAGTTGACGGAAGTTTTCCGGACGAGCGGCCGGACGCGCAGTCAGCACAAACTGCGGCAGAGCAGATAAAGCGAATGCTTTCGAAGGTCAAAGGATTAACCAGCACCGCTCGTGACCGAATCATCGCGGCGGCGGACGAGACGAGCAACGTCATTACCGTCGACTTCTCTCGTCCCGGACAGGTCGGTGATGAGGTGTGGATTGCGCACTACGACGTTCGGGCAGCGATGGGCGGCGGGCAGATCCCGCACGAATACCCGGAAATGCTCCAGGACATACGAGTCAGCCCAAAGCACCTGCGTGACCTGGGCCTCACCTTCAAAGAACACTTCCACCTCAAGATGATCACCGGCTGGGGCCAGTCGATGGCTCCGACGATCAAGGATCGCGATCCCCTGCTCGTCGACATCACTATCCGGGAGTTCACCGGCGACGGTATCTACCTGTTCTCCCACGATGACATGCTGTACGTGAAGCGCTTGCAGAAGAAAGGCAAGGATCGCTTCAAGATGATCTCGGACAACAAGCACCACGATCCAGAGGATATTCGAGTGGATGACACCCATATCCTGGCTCGGGTGCTTTACGTGTGGAACGGACAACCGGTGTGACGTCATGGCCTTAACCAAACCCAACCAGCAACTGCGCCGTGATCTCAAGGCGATAGCATTCAACCTCGAGCAGTCCTGTGTCGACCTGGGAAAGCTTGCGGAAAAGCTCAGCGATGCCGACGCCATAGCGCTGATGGGGCTTGTGGGTACGCTTTACGAAGAAGCGGACAGGTTGGTGGGCTATGCGGATGAGGTGAAGGCGGGAAGGATTGTGCGTAGGAAGGCTGGCTGAACTGCGCAGAGCCAGGTTGGTGCGCCCTTGTTTGGCATGCCATTTGCCAAAGCGCTTGACGACTTAACAAACTCAAGACAAAACCGGAGATAAGCAGGTCACTGATGCGTTGAAAATTATTGAAAACATGCAGGGATTGGTCCATTAAACAAGGAGTGAAGCTTGAAGCTCAACCCGGACGACTATTTTTCACGACAAAGACGTATTGCCAGAAACAGGCTCGCGTCAAAGTCTCGAGGCAAGCCTCTCTCCTCTCGAACTAAAGCAAAGGGACGGCCCACAAGGCCAGAGCCGCTGATCGCGCCTAAAGTGATTGGTCTGTATAACAAACATATCCAAGCAGAACTGGTAGTTTTCCTGAGGAACCTGAGGAAAGCCTGTACAAGGCGCGGCAGTGTCACAATTAGCTTTGCCCAAACAGAGAAGGTTAATTCCTGCGGAACGTTGCTGATGCTGGCGGAGATCGACAGGATAACCCGCTCTCTGCGAGGTAGGTGCCGGCTAAAATGCGGCTATCCTAAAGACGAAACGGTCGAGAAAGTTTTTCAGCAGATTGGCCTATTTGACATTTTGGAGAAGCGGCATCGGCTGCAGGTGACTGATGAAGACACTACGGTCGCGAAATGGCGATATGCGTCAGATGTGAGTGTAAATCAGCTAAGCGCTGATGCCCTTATGAAGATAATCCAAGTCCAGTTACCTGCCGGCTACAAAAAACTTGTAACGGGAGTGGGCGAGGCCATGGATAATGCCGTGCACCACGCCTACCTAAGGCCGCGCGGAGATAGGTTAAGCGGCTCGGCATCCGCCGACGAGCGACGTTGGTGGGTGTTTGCTGAGGTCTTAGATGGATGGCTGCATGTAGCATTTTGTGACCTTGGCCTTGGCATTCCAGTCACATTGCCCGAGAAGTGGGCCGAACAGATCGAGGACATAGTAAAGCTCACTATGCTTTCCGAAGGTAAGCGAGACAGGAACATGATCAGGCGGTCTCTTGAGCTCGGCCGGACGCGTACGGAACAGGACCACCGAGGAAAAGGGATGAGGCGAAATATCCTCAAGGCCGCCGAGGACCTTGGTGGCCGCCTGTCGGTCTATAGCAACATGGGAGCTGTCGGTATTGATTTTTCTACGGCTCCGCCCACATATAAAGACGGTGCGTACACTGAATCTATACTCGGGACAGTGATCCAATGGGCAATCCCGGTTAAAGAAATGCAGGATTTGGAAGATGAACATGACAACCATAGCAATCGCTAGTGAGTTTAGTCAGTACCCAGCGGGGCGTTACCGCGTTGATGGCGCTTTTTCTGGCGAGGTGTTTAGGGACGACCTTCTGGAGCCTAAGTTGCGTGAATACGACGTAGTTGAGGTGGATCTAGACGGCTCCATGGGTTACGGATCCTCTTTTCTTGAGGAGGCGTTTGGTGGCTTGGTGCGCTTGAAAAAATTCACCAAAGAAACGCTTCACAAGAAATTGAAGTTTCGCTACAAGGAAGACCCGTACGTTATCGATGAGATTTGGCAATACATTGATGCAGCACATGCCTGAGGCCGGAATGGATCTGGGAGACATACCTGCTTGGTTCGCCTTGATAATTTCGATCTGGACCGCATACGCTCAGAAAAGAACTAACGCTAGGGCAGACGAGTTGCGGATTGCTGCTGAGTCGAAAGCAGAGGGGCTGAGGCTTGCTGCTGAGTCGAAAGCTAGAATTGATCGCGAGAAAGACCAGCGAAGGCAAAGGCTCGAGCAAATCCACAGAGACATTGAGGAGCTGACAGCGCTTGCAATCGATTATTGGATGAAGCCAGGAAGCGAAACGGGCACTTCTGGCGTTGTAATAAATACAAAGATCAAAGACATATCATCACGTTTCAGCAGATACAGTGCTGTTCTTTGGCCTCGTGCAAGCTCTGATTTTCTGTCATTCAAGCAGGCCGTCACGGGCGGAGAATTTCAGTCAAATAGGCGCGAAGCCTCCGCACCGAGATCTGCGACGATCAGTACAATTTCAACAACCTCAGGCTCATTGAAGGATAAGCTCGGACGAGAGCTTGATAAGCTTGATATGCCTTAATCACAAAGGCTTAGCTTGCCCGCTACACAGGTCTTCTTGTAGCTCCCCAGATCTGATTCCGTAGCCCGCCACCGAGCGGGCTTGTTGTTTCTGGTGATCCCCTGCTCTGCTATCGTGATGCCCTCTGATCGCAATGGAAGCAACGCAGCATGGACTCATGGAAGATTGTAGCCGCAGCCCTCATGGTATCGATCAACGCTCATGCCTCTGAGGGGTCCGATGACTCCTATAACAACTCGATGCTGTCTGTACTGATGGCTCCAAGCTACACCGTTGCAGGAACTACCGGGCTCACCATGTTGGCCACTAATAACTTCAAGCCCGCAAAGGCTGACGCGCTCGCATTTATTGGCTCAAACGGTGACATACGCGGTGCCCAATTTGAGCAGGCTGTGCGCTTCTACCGTACGACCTACACACCACCGCTGATGTCTGACCACCAACTTGCCCAGAGCATAGTCACTTCGTACTGATCGCGACCTTTCACGACCTTTTCACAGTCAAGTGCCTATGGTTATCTCAGCTCCTAGTGAAAACCTTTAAGCCCGCAACCCCCATCGCGGGCTTTTCTTTGCGTGCGATTTGACGCACTACGGTAGACCAGCGCCGGGCGGTTACTATGTGCCCTACCCCGGCCCGCCCATGCACTCCGCTGTACTCGCAAGTGAAGTCCCTGCTTCCTTTACGAGCATTACCCACTCATCACTGGTAATAAGTTCCGCACGCTCCATCGCATCGGCTCGCCTCAACAAGCTGAAATACTTAACCTCCGCGCTCATTTTGCTCTCGGTCAGTGCGAATAATTCACGCCAGGCCTTCATAGCCAGCCTTCGATGCTCTTGTTTCATCTGAGCCTCCAACGCGGCTATGGTTAGAGCCACCCTACTCGCTATCGGGGGTATTGAGTTGGCTTTAGACCAATGGTGGCTGTACGCCACGAATGGTAAAGTGCTGGCTCGACAACGGGAGGGATCCAATGAAAGAGATTACCCGGCGTCTACGCGAAGAGCGTAAGCGCCTCGGTCTTACTCAGGAAGAGCTTGCGATCATTGGCGGAGTGAAGGTGAACGCCCAAAGCATATACGAGCGAGGGGTTCGAGTACCGAATGCGATCTACCTGGCCAACATCGCCAAGGCTGGCGTGGACGTGCTTTATGTTGTGACCGGCAAGCGAACACCCTGTGCTGCAACGCATAAAGCCTAGGCTACCCTCTCCGACCTGAATCCAGAGCCCGCCACTGAGCGGGCTTTTTCATGCCCGTCAGAACGGCGCTGCCTCTTCTTCCTGTTCAAACTCGGCCTCTGCCCTCCCCGCCACCTCGACTTCCTGCTGCTCCCACCTCACTGTCACGCTGCCGTCGTCATTGAGCGTTAGTTCAAGCTCGTCCGTCTCGGCAATCACACTCAGCACCTCTTCCCACTCTCGATCCCCATCTGTGTCCAGGCGGTGGATCGTCACCCAGCGCTGCGCCTGCGCCACGGGGTGATTGATCATCGATGACACGCGCAGCCCAAGGCGCGCCATCCCGCTTACTTCCTGTCGTCCTGCCGGTGCCGCCTGCTTCTTCGCCATGAAATCACCTCCCGATTAAATACTGTATATGCGTACAGCTAATGGAAAAATCATAGCTCACTGCTAACTGGCGCGTAAAGCGCTCATGGACCTCATTTGTCGGCCCGGCGAGACCTGGCATATCCTGATAATTTCGCCCATCGCTAAATATTTAGCTTGGAGCTATTGACGATATTTTAGCTTGAGGCTAAATTAACTCCATCGCAGCGACACACAGCCACTGCGAAGGGCCTCCGCCCGCCGCTCTTTGGCTTCACCCCTTGCCGGATCACCACCGGCCCAGATTCAAAGGCAGCGATGAACCGGCCTAAACGGTTCAGAGGGTTGGCAACTGACCCGGGCGTGCAGCGTAAAGCGCCAAGAACAGTTATCCAGCGGGAGAACAAGCCGAAAGGCCCGCGGCTGGAGAGAAAGAAACACCCACAGATTTACTGATGCCGCTTCTATGAGGCGGCATTGGAAATCAACGAAGGAATACAGGATGAACAAAGTGCTTCGTATCACCCTGCGCGGCGAGTTGCAGCTATTCAGCGATGGCGACCTGGCCCCCTGCGTCCGTGAGGCCAACCGGCTCAATGCGGAACGTGGATATACCAACGGCGTGTGCGTGGTCGAGCTGGAAGATGGGCAACGCATGACGGCGGCTGACTGCAAGGCTGCGGCATGACGGACCTTTTCACTGATGCCCATCCAGAGCGGTGGGCATTGGGAAAACAACCGGAGCGTGACTATGAACAAAGAAGAGATTTACGACAGCCAGATCAGCCCGCTCATGCAGCAGGTTATTGCGATCAGCAAGGAACACGGCATCGCGATGATGGCGAGCTTTTCCATTGGTCACGATGGCGAGGGGCCGAACGGCGAAGACTGCTCGAATTTGACGTGCAACACGTTGCTGCCTGATGGAGCTGGCGAGCCATACCCAGTTTTTGCACAGGCGAACGCATTGATCCGCCGCAACGGCCGGCCTGCTCCACTGATGTTCACCACAGATCATGGCGACGGCACCAAGACCATGACAGCGGTCATCTGAACAACCAGCGCCACGACAGCCTGTCGTTAACTGCCCGAGCCCTGGTACTCCCCAGCACCAGGCTGCATCGGAGTGTGATCTGAGTACCGCCAGCCAGCGCGAGAGCAAAGGCAGACAAACGTCATGCAGATCACACCCCGATGCAGATTCGACAGGTGGCCACTGCCTTCCCAGTGAGCGAACGTTAGGAGTGACCGCCATGAAGTAGATCAACGATACACCCGCGTGGCGTAGCAAGCCTGAAGGCTTCGCCCAACACCCTACAGGCAGCGGAAAGCAGGGCCGACGATGTGACCGCGCATCAGCCAAAAGGTAGGCCCAACCCAAACGAAGAAGAACACCGCAGGCGAGTCCGAGGGCATAGCTGGCCAGACTCGACACATCCCGGGCAGTGCCGGGCGCCTGCACCCTTCCCCGCCTCTACCCGTCAGCACTCACCCCGCGCCCATCGGCAACCAGCGGGAGGCATGAGTGTTGACGAATACAGGTGAACCAATGAATGGAGTTGACCATGATCCAAAGTCAGCACGCTTACTGCGATGTAGCGCTCGCAATGAATCAGCGCCGCAATATGGCCTTGGCGCTTTGCCTTGGTCTGGTCGGCTCCAGTGCGCCGAAGACCTCGCCGCTTTATCGAGTGATCCCGGCCGGGAATGAGTTCTTCCACGTCGTCGACTCCACCACCGGCAAGGTGAAGGGGTTCCGCCGCAACCACAACGAAGCCTGCGCCCTTGCCCGGAGCCTGGAGACTCGCCATGCCAACCAGCTACGCGGATAGCGCCCAGGCCAGGGAATCCGATAGGCGCTGGGATTTACCGAACTTCGGGAAGAAACAGCACGTCGACCTGTGCCATGAATACACGGCAGATGACCTAGATGAGCGTGAGGCGCGTCGACTCAAGGAGCGGGCAAGCCTAAAGCTGCGCATCGGCGCAGCCATTGCGCAGATGGAGTTGGTTTGCCCGCCAGCAGGCGGTATCGAATGAACATAGCGCAGCGAGACCACCAGAACGCCGTGAGCTGGATCGAGGGCGAGATCGACAACATGATTCGCGACCTGGGCAAGGCCAATGCCAGCGCGGCGGCAACATCATGCGTCACCTTGGCCTTCATGCTGCGGATCATTGACGACGCCGAGCATCGTTATTTCCGGGCGCGCATCGACAAAATCTACGCCAACTACAACGCCTCCACCCCTTCCGCCGCTTGACGGCGTAACCACACCACAAACACTTTCAATGCTGCGCCAGGCGCGGCGAGGGATCGTCATGTCCACCAATCCTAAAAAAGCACCCGCACAAGAATCGCTCGAAATGAGCGAAGCCGGAGATGCGCAAAAGGCTGTATACCCTGCAGCAGCGGTTACCGACATCGCTGAATATCGGCCGCACGAAGAACAAGTCGTTCGCCTGGAAACGACCTACGCGAAGCTGGTCGTTGACTGCTCGACGGGCGAAGGCTTGGCGAGCGCGAAGGAAGTTCGCGTCGACATCCGCGATGTGCGCTACGCCCTGGATAAGACCACCAAAACCGCGTTGGTGCCATATCAGCAAAAGGTCAAAGAAGCCCAGGCTCGCGTCAATCAAGTCAAGGAATTCGGTGAAACGCTCAAGAGTCGTGTGCTGGCAATTGAAGAGCCTGTCGATGAAGCGATCAAGGCCGAAGAAAAGCGCATTGCTGATGCCAAGGCAGAGCGCGAGCGTGTCGAGGCTGAGCGTGTCGAAGCCATCCGGGCCAAGATTACCCGATTCAGCTCTGTCGCTGCCGCGTACGCAAGCCGCAGCGCTGCCAACGTCGCCGGAATTCTGCAAGGCGTTAAGGAGTCGGTGATCCTGCCCGAAGAATACGGCGAATTTGAAGCCGAAGGCACCATTGCTCGCGACAACGCAATTGAGCAGTTGGAAGCGCTACACAAGGCTGCCATTGACCGAGAAGAAGCTGCCGCCAAGCTGCTGGCCCAGCAGAAAGAGCTGGACGAGCTGCGCGAGAAGCAACGCCTCGCCGACGCAGAGGCTGAAGAGCTGCGTAAGCAGCGCGCTGAGGAAGACCGTCTGCGGTTGAAGAAGCAGCAGGACGAGCTGGACCAGCAGCGCCGCGACATGGAAGCACAACAACGCCAGCAGCGAGAACGTGACGCGCAGTATCAGCGCGACCAGGAAGAGCTGGTCCGTCTGCGCGCCCAAGCTGCCGCGCCGGCCCCGGTCATTGCTACGGCTCCTGCCTTGATCGAAGCGAAGGCCGAGGTCGCACCAGTCAACTCACAGGCGACCAGCGCTGAACAGGACGATACGACTACGACCGCGCCGGCAGTTGACGACATTGTTGAGGTTGTCGCCCTGGGCTTTGACGTCGAACTCGAAACTGCTCGCGCCTGGCTTCGTGCCATTCGCTTCTAACCACCCTTTCCATCTCACGGCCAACACACCTCGTGCTGGTCACGGAGAGCGCTATGACCGATACAGACACCCAAGCACAAACCAGCCTTGCGACCTATCACGACCCTTCGCACAACGCGGCCGCGCTCATCCTTGACCCAGGCACCATGCGGTCGATGACTGACCTTGCGACCATGATGGCTGACGGAAAAACAACGGTTCCGGAGCATCTCCGGGGCAACAGGGCCGACTGTATGGCAATCGTCTTGCAGGCCATGCAGTGGCAGATGAATCCATTCGCAGTAGCCCAGAAAACGTTCATCGTTAAGGGTGGCGCGCTGAGTTACGAAGCCCAGTTGGTCAACGCTGTAATCACATCCAAGGCACCCACCATCGATCGCCTTCACTACGACTGGTTTGGTCCTTGGGAAAAAATCGTTGGCAAATTCATCGTCAAGAAAAACGCGGAAAACAAGGAGTACCGCGTGCCCGGCTGGGGCCTGCTCGACGAAGTGGGATTGGGCGTCAGAGTTTGGGCAACCCTCCGCGGTGAGGATGAGCCGCGAGTGCTTGAGACGCTAATGGCGCAGGCTCGCACTCGCAATTCCACGCTCTGGGCTGACGATCCAAAACAGCAAATTGCATACCTCGCCACCAAAAAGTGGGCTCGCCTATTTTGCCCTGACGTGATCCTGGGCGTTTACACGCCTGACGAGTTTGAAGGCTCATACGGGAACGAGATCGACATTACGCCCGCCGAGCAGACCGCAAACACCGCCGCAGCTGCAGGCGTGTCATTCGGCCCGAAATCCCCGTCGCCTGAAATCGACGGAGTATTCGCGGATCTGCTGGCCGTTGCCAAGCGCCAAGACATCGAAGCCTACGCGGCAGCCTGGGCTGGCCTCAAGCCGAAGCAGCGCGCGGCAATCGGCCTGGAATGCCACGAGGCACTCAAGAGCATGGCGGCAACCGTCGACGCTGACTTCACCGACATTACGAACGCCAACGGTGACCAGGTCCGCACAGAGGAGGCCGCATAGTGAGAACTGAGCTTCAAGGCACGGAGAAGTGGCATGCGGACCGATCTGGACGCGTGACAGCCAGCCGCTTCAAAGATGTGCTGGCCTGGGGAAAGCCTGACAAAAGCGGCAAGCGCGAGCCTATGGGTGCCCGGACCTCGTACATGCGTGAGCTGTGCTTTGAGCGGCTGGCAAAGAAGTCCAAGCACAACGTCAGTAGCGCCTCCATGAAATGGGGCCACACCGAAGAGCAAAAAGCTCAAGACGCCTACGAGATACTGACCGGCAACATCGTTTTGCCCTCGGAGTTCATCGTTCACCCAAAGTACGACTGGTTGGGCTGCTCACCCGACGGTCTCATCAACGATGACGGGGGCACCGAATCGAAGTGCCCTTTCAACGAAGCGATACACGTCAGGACCTGGCTTGAAGGCATGCCCGAGGAACACATGCCGCAAGTCCAGGGTTGCATGTTCGTGACGGGCCGTAAGTGGTGGGACTTTCTGTCATTCGATTCTCGCCAGGATGAAGAGTGCCAGCTCTACATCGAGACGATCTACCGCGACGAAGACTACATCGCCAACCTTCACAAAGAGCTGGTCCAGTTCAACCTGGAACTGAATCGCATGGTTGACGAGGTGGCAGACAAAGCCCGGGCGCAAGCCCACCGTTTAGGAGCCTGATCATGAGCAGCAACCACCTCAATCTGGTTGAGCAGCAGCGCCAGCACGCCGACTCTATATCGGAGCGCACCGCGCAGTTCCTGGCCGCCGGCGGGAAGATCTACCAAGGCGATAGCCCGTCGATCAACCCGCCACCGCCGAAGCGCTCCACTAAAATCGATCCCGAAACCATCCTCAAGCGCCGCAAGCCGCCCATAACCCGGGCTGAGCGTGAAGCGCTGCGCAAACTCGCGGAGGCTTTATGAGCAAGCGCAAACCCCATAACCTCAAAGCCCGCATTGACCGGTCGTGCCGCTCGCTGCTGGCATCCAACCACGTCGCCGTGGTCAACATCGACCCCAGCGGCCGCCAGGGCATGATCAATTACAAGTCGCTGAAGAACATCGCGCCCGGGAAGATTGGCCAGGCCGTCTGCGGTATCCCCCACCGCTGGACGATCTACCTCAGCGCGCTTTGCATAGACGCTCGCGGCGACCGCTACAGCAAGTCGGTGGAGGTCGCGCCCGATGGCGTCTACCTCTCCGACCACCTGGAAGACGTGATCGAGCATTGCTACAAGAAGCTGCGCGACGAGGCCAATCAAAGCCAGATGGTGGCGTCGGGCTGGATTGCCATTCCTGAAGCGATATCGCTGGACGAGGCGCACGCAGCGCGAATCTTCGAAGCGGTAGGCGCCTGGAATCAGATGAAGGTCGATTCATGCGCCGCATAGCCCGCATCCAGCAACGCAAACGTCAAACCTGGCTCGCACTGCCGGTCAGCGGAATACAAGAGGTAGCCCATGGCCAAGACTGTGCAGGAGCGCTCGGCGAAAACCGCCAGGAAGCGCGTGGCACTTGCCGAAGAGGAATTGAGGCTCAGGGTTCGCCCAGGCATCCGCCAGGCCCTGGCCGACCTGATGGAGTGGTCAGGCATTACTGAGCAGGGCGAGGCGATGACGCTGATGATTCATCACCTGCATGCGATGGGTGCTGCGAAGTGCCAGCCTCTACTGAATCCGCCGCGCCACGAAATCGAGATATCGCAAAACGTGGCGCGGGATTTCCGCAATAAAAGCCTTCTCGCCATCCAGAAAGACCCGGGCGACGAAATCATAGAACCCGCATAACCCACCCTGCTCGCTGCATCCGTTAACCGGGTCTGATTTATAACGCCAATATCCGATTAACCGTTTCACGCCCACGTGCAAAGGCTGAGTTTTCGGCCAAATATTGATCCGCATACTGACCTTGAAGAGCTGTTCTTGCTCCGTCGATTTCTGATCCATCTTGGAACACCGTGACAGTGGCAAGGTAATGTGCCATCTGACAGCTGGAGTCCTGAGGATTGGTCTTTACTGGACCAAAAACCCTGGTGCGAATCTCGTAATCGAGGTAGCTCTCGTCGTTGCAATATTCCGATGCCATACAGCCTCCGCTGCCTTGCAGCAATTTAGACCCTAAAGCCCGTAATACCCCAACTACAAAAAATTAGCCACCACCGGCCACCGGAGGGCGGCGCCTGCCTGAGGTAAACGAAATGCCTGTACGCCATAGCGTCATCCACAAGATCGACAAGAAGCCCGACGGCAGCCCGGCTGTTCTGTTCATGGCTTCGGCCGAGCAGGTTGAAAGCGGTGCACGCGACGACTTGATGAGCCAGCTCAACGAAAGCTACAACGCCAGCGCCGGCAAGGGCTGGGGGTTCTTCCACCAAGAATCAGGCGCTTACCCGTTCAGCGGCTGGCTCCGCAAGTACCTGGCCGGCGTCACCGACTTCCTGGCGTTCAGCACCACCGCCGTCGAACACCTGACCAAGCTGATGGAAGAATCAAACCTCACCACCGGTGGGCACGCCCTCTTCTGCCACTACCAGCAAGGCCTGACCGAATACCTGGTCATCGCCCTGGTGCAGGAAACCGAAGCGGTGACCATGACCGAGGAGCTCAGCCTTCTGACGCTGAAGCGCCTGGACTTGGACCACATCCGCCTAGCTGCGCGCATCAACATCAGCGAATGGCAGACCAACCGGCAATCGAAGCAGTACATCTCCTACCTCAAGGGCAAGCAGGGCCGGCGCCTCAACGACTACTTCCGCGACTTCATCGGCTGCCAGGAAGGGATCGACGGCCCGAGCGAAACCCGGACTTTGCTAAAGGCTTTCAGCGACTTTGTCGAAAGCGAGGATCTGCCAGAAGAGTCAGCCCGCGAGAAGACGCACACCTTGGTCAGTTACTCGATGGCCCAGGCCAAACTGGGCGAGCCCATCACTCTAGACGAGCTGTCGGGCCTGATTGACGAAGACCGGCCGAAGAGCTTCTACGACTTCATCAAGTCGAAGGACTACGGGATTTCAGAAACCCTGCCACCGGACAAGAAGACCCTCAACAAATTCCGGCGCTTCACCGGCAGGGCTGAAGGTATGTCGATCAGCTTCGAGGCGCACCTGTTGGGCGACAAGATCAAGTTTGACGAAGCCGGTGGCACGCTGACGCTGCGCGGGCTGCCCACTCAACTGACCGAGCAGCTCAAGCGCGCGGCAGCCTGACACCAACCGCAGCGCCGTGCTCTCCACAGAGGTCGGCGCCTGACTGGAGATAATCCATGAAAGAGCATGAACGCAACGCACTAACCGCCCGCGTGGCAGAAGACTTGGCCCAGCACCAATACACCCAGCTGGTGAACGAAAACGGCGTCGAGGTGTGGCGCTGCGCACGGCCAGGCAGCAGCTGCTACGGGTTCGACATCTGCGTTACCCGCTTCGGTATGAGCATGATGGGCGATATCGGTCCTCTCGTGTTCCACGTCGGCTCCAGCTACGGCATCAACTTCTTGCGCCATCAGAGCGATGGGTATCTGCATGAGAAGTTGGATGGCGACATTAAGCGTGTGGTGATCGACTTCGACGCGATTCGCGACACCGTGTGCGAATGCGTCGCCGGCCGTATCCATTACGAATTGCCGAGCGATGAAGTGCCTGAATGGATCGCGGACATCCCGAATAAGGGTGCCACCCTAGAGCAGGCTGAACAACTTGTTCAATGGCTGCGCGAGCGCGATGAGGCAGAAGACGAGCGCCTACCTTTCGCTGAGCTGGCTGACGTAGTTGAAGAGGTCGAGACCTTCGCCGATGGCCGCGACAGCGAGGTGGTTCTGGCCTATGACTTCCTGCGGGAGAAGGAAGAACTTATTGGTGGCAGCGACCTCTGGGAGTCGACGATCAGCAAGCCATGCCCAAGCCTGATGGCTCGCTTGTACTACGTGCGCCACGCCGCAAACGCCATCATGACGATCAAAGAAACCTCCAGCGCCGCCGCCTGATCCTGTAGGAGGCTTCCGCTAAAGACGCCTATGCTCGATGATATCTTGAGCGATTTTATTTAGATCGTCATGTGCGGCACGCTCATCAGTCCACCGGCCTGCAACTTCCTGATAGTACTCGACAGCCTTCGTGCTATCGCCTTCCGGCTGACGAATCGGCCCGAGGAATGCTGCTTGTGGAGGGCCGTCCTTCTGCGTACCGAAGGTTATCCAGACTTTCGGTTCATTCTCTGGATAGCCGTAAGAGTCCCAATAAGCCATATCAATTCCCCTTGATCCGGCTCCATGCCGGTCACCCGTAATACCCCTAACCAAACGAAATTGCCACCTTCGATCACGGAGTGCGGTTTCGGCTCAGCCGCCTCAACAGCATTGGCAGCCGGAGCCTAATTTTTTGGTGGCAATCGGAATGACTTTAAAAACACAGCAATACACGACTCAACAATTGGTGAACGATCCTTATCCTTACCGCCCCATGGATCAATTAGGCCAACTGAGAAAAGCAGGGCTTCTACAATCCCGCATTGATTGATGACAAAGTGTTCTACTCCAGTTTTCCAAGCCGGAATACCTTTGTCGGTAGCGTATAGAAGTTCGTTCCTGGTATTTGCACGCTTTTCAACATATTCTTTCAATCCAATGAACCCGTCTGCATCGCATTTCTTTGCTACTAGTCCGTTAATGATTTCATCCCAAGAGCTTTTTCCTCGGACATTCAATGATAGCGGCGGGATTGGATGCACCGCCTTGTCGGTGTTTAGCAGTGGGAGATATATACCAACAGCATGACGCCCGTTCACTTCCGTTGGATACAAGCGTGCATCTGAGAAAAGATGGCTTACCTCAACTTTGAAATCGTTGACCCATTCTCTCATTGCATGAATGAAAAAGATTACGGCCTGCTTATCTTGATGGCTTTTGAACTGGATTTTCCCCGCACCTTCGTACTTAAGCCGTTTAAGCGAAAAGATAAGCGCTGTAGCTGCCTCTTCTTCAGCACATATAGCACGAAACGCAGACATTAACGGGTCGATGCTGAGAAGCTTGCCCGCCATCTCAAGATGAAAAACAGCATTTTTCGCTGCCCACTTAACCCGCCCATTACAACCATCAATCATCTGTGTATGACGACTAATGCTTGCCAACGCACCGTCTAGATTCGATGCCATATCCGTGCCTCGTTGCCCCACCGGGATTGGCTAACGAGCTTACCGGACGCGGACCGGGAAAACATTTCTAAAAAACTCACAAATCTCAATCACGCCAGCCGGCGAGGATCCCCTATGCCCGATATCACCTATGGCTCTGTGTGCAGCGGCATCGAAGCTGCGACACAGGCCTGGCACCCGCTGGGCATGCGCGCCGCCTGGTTCGCCGAGATTGAGCCGTTCCCCTCGGCGGTCCTAGCCCACCACTACCCCGACGTGCCGAACCACGGCGACATGACCAAGCTGTCCGCACTGGTGCTGGCCGGAAAGATCCCCGCGCCTGACGTGCTGGTCGGCGGCACCCCGTGCCAGGCCTTCTCAGTCGCAGGTATGCGCGAAGGCCTCACCGACCCTCGCGGCGCCCTCACCATCAAATACGTGGAGCTTGCAGATGCAGTTGACTATGTTCGCGCCGGCCAGCGAAAGCCCGCCAGCGTCATCGTCTGGGAGAACGTCCCCGGCGTCCTCAGCGACAAAGGGAACGCCTTCGGATGCTTTCTTGGCGCGCTTGCTGGGGAAGACTGCGAGCTGCAGCCTCCAGGGAAGAAATGGCAGGACGCTGGTTGTGTGTATGGACCCAAAAGAACAATCGCGTGGCGGGTCCTGGACGCCCAATATTTCGGCCTGGCCCAACGACGCCGTCGTGTGTTCGTTGTCGCAAGTGCTCGTGACGGATTCGATCCCACCGAGGTACTTTTTGAGCGCGAAGGCATGCGCCGGGATACTGCGCCGCGCCGAGGCCAGGGGCAGGACGTTACCGGAACAGCTCCTTACGGCCCTGCGCTCCAGTGCGGAGAAGGGTGTGAGTACGTCTTCCCCGAGAATTTAGGTGCCTATGGCTGCCCGAGCTGCGAGGGCGACTTCGGGCCAGCGGTATCGATGTTCGGCGGCATCCCCGCCTTTGGCGCCGGGCGCATGTCCAGCTCTATCGAGAAGGCGGGCACCCTAACCCATCACGAAGGCCGCAACGATCTGGATAGCGAGACTTTCTTCGTCCAGGACAAGCCGGTAGCTGCACTGACTGCGAACGGTGTTGGCACTTGCGGCGCTGATGACAACCAGGCCCAGGCGGGGCACTTGATCGCAGGCACACTCAACGCAAACGGCAAGGCCGCTGGCAGCGCGACCAACCAGGACGCCGAGCCAGGCCTGCTGGTAGTGCATGGCACGCAAGACCCTGGTGTAAGCGATAAGCTCGCCTTTGCCTTAGGCAGGAATAACGGCCAGGAAAACGCAGTGCTTGCTTTTTCCTGCAAGGATCACGGCGCCGACGCTGGGGAGATCGCCCCAACCCTGCGCGCCATGAGCCACTCGGGCAGCCACGCCAACGCCGGAGGCCAGGTCGCAGTCTGCATAACTGGCGATATCACCCACACGCTGAAGGCTGAAGGGTTCGATGGAAGCGAGGACGGTACAGGGCGTGGCCAGCCGATAGTTGCATGTCGCGAAGTGGCCCAGACGCTCACCTGCAACTACGGAAAGCAGGTGGACAACACCGATTCAGCCCTGGGCCCCAATGTTGTGTCTTCTACAAGCTCGGTGCGCCGCCTCGTTCCGGTCGAGTGCGAACGCCTCCAGGGTATGGCCGACAGCTACACGCTGATCCCCTGGCGCGGCAAGCCAGCCAGCGAATGCCCGGACGGCCCCCGCTACAAAGCGATCGGCAATAGCAAGGCTGTCACCGTAGTCCGCTGGATCGGCTGCCGACTTCTGCAACAACTCTGAACTCCCCCACTCCACCGCCCGGGCATGGCCCGGCAAGGACTCACCATGCCTACAGAAAGCCGAAATCACCCTGAAGACCATGCCGCTATCGAGCGCCTGCACCAGAACTATGTGGGCAAGATCGAGCGATTCTCCGATGAGCTGATGACGTTTCAGGACGCGGCCTACGCCATGGGCCTGGATCGCGGCAAGAAGCTCGCCAGCAAGCCAGGCGTAACCCTCCAGGCCGCACGCGCCAACCGTGTGTACGTCGCCGGACCCATGACGGGTATCGCTGACTTCAACTACCCGGCGTTCAATGCCGTCGCCGACCAACTGCGGGCCCAGGGCTACGAAGTCGAAAACCCGGCAGATCACGGAATCGTCGAGGGCGCGCAGTGGGCCGACTACATGGCCTACGACCTTACGCGCCTGGGTCTGTGCGGCGTGATCGCCCTGCTGCCCGACTGGGAGAAGTCGCAAGGCGCCCGCCTGGAAGTCGTGATCGCCGAGAAGCTCGGCATGAAGGTTGTGAATGCCCATGATCTGGTAGCGAGGAGCGCATCATGAAAGCGCCAACAGGGAAATTGAAGTTTGCCTACGAGACGATCGCGAGGCTTGAGGCTGAACTTGAACAGCAGAAGCGGTACGTCGAGATCAACGCCGACTCGGCCCACGGCAAGCATATGGAAGGATTGCGATACAGGGATGAGCGTGACGCCCTGCAACAGCGCCTGACCGCTGCGGATGAGCGGGCGGATGTGCTGGAGGGGTTGCTGCTCCAGACAAACGAACTGCTCTATGCGATCCAGGGTGACCCAGGGTCTGTGCCGTCTTCGGCGATTGATGCGATGCGCGGCGAGGTGTTTACAGCGCTCAAGCGCAGCAAGCCACCAACCTGAACCTGGTCAGAAAGCGGATTCTCCTGGCACACCAGCTGCGGTAAGGAGTGGCAATTCACCGATGGCGGCCTGCCCGCAGAGAACGGCATGCACTTATGCCACTCATGCGGGAAGAAATTGAGTGTCGAGACGACCCAGAAGAATTTTGACTGAGGCGCCTCGCGCACTTACCCCAGCATCTGAAGTAGTTTAGGAAGAATATCGACAAGGTTTTTAGTAACTGTAGATACCGAAGCGGCTCCAGCAAGCCACGCCTGCAACTTTGAAGCTTTAACAACTTCAATTTTGGAATCAATCGGCTGAGCTCTCGCCTTCTCTAAGTCAGATAGAAGCTCTTTGAAATATTGAGAAGGGGTTTCAGCCGGCAGCCCAAGGCCGGCAAGCATATTGGGTTCGTGAAAATCAAACACCTTGCCGTTCCCAACGAAAAGATTGCCATCGGATATCACATCCATTGTAGATGGGCCACTGATTGCGTACTCGTTACCTATAAATCTGCTGTTATTTATGCGTAGCGTCATTACAGACCTCCTCAAGTGCCGCGAGATGCAGCGATCGTATTAACGCCTCGCGAGCAAAAAGAAGCAATACGCCACGACCTTCAGTAACCCCTCTCCCTTCAAATTCAGCCGCTATAGCGGCAAGGACGAAGTCATGCCTGAAGTAAAGGAACGGCCGATCCTGTTCTCGGCGCCGATGGTGCGCGCCATCCTGGGGCTCCACTGCCATGGGTAGACCTCTTAAGGGCGGAGGCAACGAAGACCGAAAGGTCAGAATTGACGAAACCTCTCTCCGCGCAATGCACGCCCAGGGCATGACCATTGTGGAAATAGCACATCGCGTCGGCTGCAGCACTTACCCGATCGGGGTTGCTTTGAGGGCACTTGGCCTATCAAGGCGCGCGGCTCCCCGCCAGGGTATTCACGCTGGCCCGTCCAATCCGTCTTGGCGCGGAGGTCGCAGAATAAGGCCGGACGGCTATATCGAGGTGTGGACGCCCGCCGGCCCCCGCTTAGAGCATCAGGTCGTCATGGAGGCAATGCTCGGAAGGCCCCTCGCTATTGGCGAAATAGTTCATCACGAAGATCGCGACAGGTCGAACAACCAACCAGAAAATCTCACGCTGATGACCCAGTCTCAGCATATGGCGGAACACAAGGCTGAAATGGCTTCCGCAAGGTGGAAAAAATGAAAGAAAGACCAATCCTGTTTTCCGCTCCAATGATCAGAGCATTGCTGGAAGGTCGGAAGACGGTCACGCGGCGCGAGGTGAAGAAGCGCGCAGCGCTTGATTGCTTGGCTGCCGGGTTTGAACCGGAATTTCTGGCACTGCCTGGCAATGCTGACCTTTGCCCCTACGGCAAGCCCGGCGGCCGGCTGTGGGTGCGCGAGACCTGGTACTGCGATCACTTCGAAGTGATGCGCGGCCCCTACCTCAAACCGGATGACCTGGACATCCGTGAAGCGCTCGAGGACGGGACGCTGGTCTACGGCGCCGACGGCCTGGCTCCGTACGAGCAGGAGCAGCCAACCTGGAAGCCCAGCATCCACATGCCACGCTGGGCCAGCCGCATCCTGCTGGAGATCACCGCCGTGCGCGTCGAGCGGTTGCAGGAGATCAGTCGTGCCGATATCCGAGCCGAAGGCCTGCAATGTCCACCCGAAATGGCCAGCGATGACGCATCACCCAATTACCGAGACTGGTTTCCAGCCGCATGGCGAGAGCTGTGGGAGTCGATCAACGGCGCCGGCAGTTGGACGGCCAACCCGTGGGTCTGGGTGGTCGAGTTCAAGCAGGTGGCGTCATGATCGCCACCCTCTGGTTCGCCTACGTCTTCATCTACATGGGGCCAAGGCCATGAGAGCTGTTCGACGTTTCGTGGATGACCCTGCCGCCCAGTATGGTTTTCGCTCGGTACCGGCGACCTATGAGGATGCCGAAAAGATCACCGGCTTTCGCCTCGACCGCCGAGTCAACTACTCGATCAACCAGGAAGGCGAGGTCGAGCAAGAAAGCTGGTGCACTTTGGATTGCTCCGGGTGTGGCTGCGGTTGCGAAGGTGGTTGCAGTTGTGGCCCGCCCACGGGTTGCAGCGAATGCGGCTACACCGGAAGGCGCCGGCACTACTTTGGATTCCCGCCCTCCCCGCCAGAACGCAAGAACCCCTAACCCCAATCCCCCTACATGCCTGCCGGTGAGCGGCGGGCGAGGTATTCCTATGCCCGAATTAACGTACGAACAAAAACTGGTCGATTACGCGACAGCGCCTAAAGCCACGGCGGGAATCATCAGCCAGATCGAAAACGGAAACTTCGTCAATTACTGGTGCGGAAAGCTACGCGGCAAGTTCGTGCAAACCGGACCTACCTGGAAGGCCTCCACCAAACAGCAGGCGCTGGAATCGGCGCGACTATTCCGGCAGCAATGCCGTGATGAAGCAAAAGCCAAAGGCCTTCTCCCCGCCTAACCCACCTTCTGCCGCCCAGCGCGGCAAGGACACCCCATGTTCGCCATGAAACTCACCCTGATTTTACTGGGCGCTTTGCTGTACCTGGCTGGAACGTTCGGCTGGATCTTCTGGGGAGCGCCCGAACTGCTGGCCGCCGGCACCACAGAGGCGCTGATCTACGCCTTCGCCGGCTCATGCGCCTGGATGCTGATCACCTTCGGCCTGGTCATCCACATCATCAAGACAGCGCGGCCCACAGCGGGCGGCTGGAGGTAATCATGGACGGAATTCAGTTCCTGTCGCACGAAGACGTTTGTGAGCTCACTGGCGCCAAAACAAAAGCAGGTCAGATCTTGGTCCTTTCCCGCAACGGCATCCGCCACACTATCAAGCGCAACGGCTGGCCATGCGTGATCTCCGCTTCACTGCTGGCGGGGAAAAAGGATCGGCAACCCGAAAAAGCTGAATGGCAACCAAGGATGGGAACTCAGTAAATGGCACGACGACCGACCAACCCCGGCAGCATCCCTCGGCTGAGAAAGCGCCTGCGGTCAGGGGGAAGGGTTTATTACTACTACGACGCAGGCGATAAACCGAGAAGGGAGATAGCGCTTGGTTCCGACTACGGAGCAGCAATCGTTGAGTACGCCCGACTTGAAAAGAGCCGTGCGGCGAGTGCGCTTGTCGGAGCCGTACTGACTTTTGAGTACGTCGCTACCAAGTACATGGAAGAGGTTGTGCCTACGAAGTCTTCGACCACTCAAAAGGACAACACTAGGGAGCTGAAGCAGCTTCTGATCTTTTTCAATGATCCGCCCGGCCCTCTTGAGGCGATCGAGCCAAAGCACGTCGTTCAGTACCTGCGTTATCGGTCGAAGACTGCGAAGGTGCGTGCCAACCGAGAGAAGGCCCTGCTCAGCGCTATCTGGAATTTCGCTCGTCAGAGTGGCTATACGTCGCTGGCCAACCCGTGCGCCGGCATCAAAGGAAACAAGGAGACCGGCCGGGACACCTACGTCGAAGACGAAATGTTTGCGGCCGTGTATCTGCACGCTGACCAGCCACTCAAGGACGCATTGGACCTGTTCTATCTCACAGCACAGCGCATAGGCGACACGCTCAAGATAGACGAACGTGACCTGCTTGATAACCAGTTGCTGATAAAGCAGGGAAAAACGAGTGCAAAACGCCGCATCGAGGTTGTGGGAGAGCTGAAGGTGGTAATTGACCGCATTCTGGAAAGGAAAAAAGGGCACAAGATTCGATCAACAAGGCTCGTCGTAATGGACAACGGCCAGGCGATGACTACGAGCATGCTCAGGGGGAGATTTGACGCGGCCAGGCTGAAGGCCGGGATTGAAAAGTCTGCATTTCAGATGCGCGACCTTCGCGCAAAAGCGGCAACAGACAAGGAGGAGTCGACAGGCAGTATTCGCGACGCGAGAGATCAGTTGGGGCACACAACTGTCGGCATGACTGAGCAGTACATCCGGCGCCGCAAAGGCCTAAAGGTGCTTCCCACGAAGTGA